TAGGCATCTCACAGCCGCAGGAGCAATCAAATTCTGATTTATTAAAGTTTTTTGTCAGCTTCATCTTTCTTCATTTTAACTATTTTTAAAACTGTATAAAATATTGAAGCAACTAGTAATGTTATTTTTAGCCATTGTTCAACACTAGAAAAGCTAACGGTAAATGTTAGTAAATTAAGCGCACCTATTTTAAAATCCTGCATATCCACTTTATTTAACTTTTAGATTTTTCTTTTGCACTAATGAAACCAACTCCAGCTGCTAGTATTAAAAAGTCAGAAACCTCAAAACCACCATTAGTATAGCCTTTGTAAATTAATCCAAGTAAAGCGATTACTCCTATTGTAGTTGTTTTCCAACTCTTTAATCTATCTTTCATATTATAAAACTTTTAATATTGTAAACATTATTATTGGCACTGCTGATGCTATAAAGTCTAACCATTCTGGATTACCTTTTTTAAATGACCAATCGTGTATTACCTCTTTTGCACCTACTAAAAAGACACCTATTAACCCACCATAAACACCTAAAAGCATAACCAAAGGGAAACCAATGATTATGCCTAAAAGTATATGGTCTTTTTTATCTATTGCTATACTGTCAATAAATCTTTTAATCATATTATATTTTTAAACTATTGTAATCTAATCCAAAGAATGCGTGAACTCCATTTCCATCAATGTTTACTGCTTTACCTGCCCAACCGTAAGGATGCGAATAAGTACCATCAGCATCAGCTTCTAAGTTACTCCAAAGTACATCTACGTGCCAATCAGTAGATAGTATTGGTGCAACTACTTCATTACCCTCTTCATCATAACTACCTTGCTCTAAAACTATATTGCCTAGTTGTACAATAGTATGTTTGTGAGTTGGATATTCGTTACCGTTTTCGTCTTGTGCAGTTCCTAAAGCATCAATCTTTGTTTGTGCTTGTTCTCTTGAATCAAAACTATACTTGCCTATTTTCATAATTATATTATTTACTCTTATTGGTTATACGTGTGTAATTGTTACTCTTATATTGTGGTCAACGAAATTAATTCTGCGTCTGTTAATGCGGTTGTAAATACTTGTAGGTCTTTTATTGAACCATTCCAACCTAAAGCACCTCTTAAATCAAAAGATAAATTATCTAATCCACTAAAAACTGTTTGAGTAGGTGTTCCATATAAATTTTGAGCAACCCCATCAATAAATAATTTATAACCATTTAATTTATATAAAACTGCTATTTTATGATTTTCAGTAAAATCTATATTTACATTAAATTGAATGTCAGGAGTAGCATTACCATTTACATAAACTCTTAAATAACCATTATCTCTATGTTGTAACACTAATGAATTATTAAAACTTGCTTCTCCGTTTTTTGATAATTGAATATATCCACTACTACTTGGCACATCTATAAACCCTTTTGTTTCTACATACAAAACACCCTCTGAATCATTAAAAATAGTATTATCTCCAGAACCAATAGCAGTTTCAGCTGAACGAGTAACTGCTGACGTTGTAGTTGGAATATAGCTTGTTTTATAATCAGATTCTAATTGTACGCCCCAAATGTAAACGCTTTCACTTGCAGTAGTAACACCTAAACTAAAAGTTCCACTTCTTGCCGATGTATCAATAGCAGTACATCTAAACCAACCATTTCCATAGTTTTCAATCTCTCCCTCAAAACCACTTGAAATAGAACTTAAAGTACCATTTTCTAAATCAAAAGTAACACCCCCAATACCACTACTTGCATTTTTAATTGTAAATAAATTTGAACTTCCTTTTTTAGCAAAACAAGAAGCAACCTTATTTGTTGCAGTCCAAGTTGAAAACCTTACAATACCAAAACCACCACTAACTCCAGTTAATAAATCAGCGTTTAATAAACCACTTGGAGAAATTATTTGATTTGCAGTTATTGTAACCCCATTATTTACCCAATACGCATCGTCAAATTCCTCGCTTCTTTGTAATACATTTTGTTTAGTCGGCTCTAATAAATGACTCGGACAACCATTTACAACCCCATCAATTAAAGGGTAGTTTAATCTTGATACTCCACTTGCAACTGTTTCTATTAGTCCTTGTGAGTTTATTCTTGTAGCGATTGTACCTCTTGTAAACGCAAAGTCCCCTACACCATTTGATGGTAGTACAGAATATAATTTTGTGCCTTGTGAAGCAGGGATTAAAGCTAATTTTGGTTTTGCCATATTCTATTCGTTATTATCGTTATCGTTAATTTCTATACCTTCTGCTAATAATATGTTTTCCCATTCAGTTTTATCCAAATAAACATCCATTATCGGTTGCCCTGTTTCCATTACTTGATTAGGCTCAACGCTTCCGTAAGATATTATTTTAAACAGATTATCTTCTTTACAGGTATGATATGTTGTTTGTACTGGGTTTTTTATTTCGTGTTTCATATTATGTTGTTGTTATTGTCCAACCTTTGTTAACTAAGTTAGTAATTGCTGTTTGCCCTGTTGATGATGGCGCTTGTCCATCGCTTTGAGTAAATGTACCGTTGCTAACACCACTTGTATCTAAACTAACTAATATATTATCTATTGATTGGGTTGTTAAGTCTGTTGCAATAAAAGCATTTAGATAATTAGTAGCTGTGTTTGTATCAAATGCATTTGATGGAAATGATGTTAAACTTGAACAGTCTCTCCAGCAAGTAGTAAAATAACCGCCACTACTTGTATCTATTAATGGGAATGAAGTTAAACTTGAACAGCCTCTCCAACAATTAATAAAATTAACGCCACTACTTGTATTTAACAATGGAAATGATGTTAAACTTGAACAATCACGCCAACTATTACTAAAATTAGTAATATTCTCAAAATGTCCTATATCAGATGCGCTAATAACCATATTTGAGCAACCTCTAAATGCTTGGATTTGACTTGTACTACCTATTCCGTAAATACCAAAATTCTTAATATCTAATAATTTTTCTACATCTCCTGCGTTGTTAAAATAACATTGAGGGAAACTACCACTAATAAATATAGTATAAGTACCTGCGGCTGGAAAAGTAATTGTAGTATCTCCTGTGTTTGCTAAAATAGTTTGACCATCACTTGTAACAATGTCGTAATTATACCCTGTATCCACTGTTGGTAGTGTAAATTGATTTGTTGCTGATGTACCTGCGTTATCTGTTTTAACTGAAATTATAAATCTTTCGTCTAAAGCATTTGATAAATCGTAATATATCCCACCCCAACCGTTTTGAACTGGATTGCCAAACCAAGTCGTTTCGTAAATCTTACCAAAATTTATATTATTTGCCATTATTTTCTGCTTTTTCTTGACTAGCTTTTGCTTGATTGTAAAAGATAGATAGCTTTACTATGTTAACCTTTTTTGTCTTATATGTTTTCTTTTTAATCTCCATTATAAAACCCAGCTTGAAAAAGTGTCTGTATCTTTATCTGGGTACATATCCCCATTTTGATTATTAGTATATTCTGGAAACTTATTACTATTAAAGCAGATATAATCTATAAAACGTCTTGTATAGAACTCAGCTCTATCATTTATCTTACTCATCATTCTGTCAATATCTCCGTAGTTAACATTATCAGATTCCTCTCCTCTATGCTTTGATACACCTCCATTATCTATTTTAAACATAGAGAAGGGAAAATACTCTGATTGAGTAAACCAAATTAACATTGGCTTGATATAATCGTTTCTAAGGGCTTTGTAATCAGCATTAGCTACTAAGTCTATATCTCCAGATAATATTAAAGCTTGAAGCTTGTCATATAGCTTACCGCCTAAATAGTTTTGTATGTGAATATCTTGTGCTACCTCAATAAAATGAATTAGCTTATCAGCATCAGTATTTCCACTAATTATTGATGTTGACTTTAAATCTTGTACCGTTATAAATAGTGCTTTCATTATTGACCTAGTATTTTTCTTATTCTACTTAATACGCTTGGGTACGCACCCCTGTCAGCTCTGCTTATCATTGACTCTTCCATTTCAGAAGGATTGTTAGGTTGGTTAAGACCTTTATCGTAAGCAGTATCTGGTTCAACTTTTTTACCTGTTGATTTCTTATAAACTTGTAAAGTCCAATAATGATGGCAGTTCTTACCTCCCTTAAATTTTAGTAAAGAATAGTTCTTTTTGTTATGCCCTAATACATTATTAACACCTCTAAAAGACATCATATTAATATCTTCCTTTCTAAACACAACTTTACTACTTGTTAAAGACTCCATCTTCTTACAGAAGTTTCTACTATCAGCAGACTTTCTAACAGGTTCATAAGAGTATCTAACTTTATAGATTTCATTGTCTTCTTTAGATGATTTATCAGAATACTTGATTTCAGCCATTTTAACGGACTCATCTTCCTCTTGGTATATCTCACTATGGATTAACTCCCATTCATCGCTTAAAACCTCCCCTAAGCCTTCTAATTGAGAATACAAGTCATCTCCCTCTTCATCAGAAAAGTCTCCTGTTGGTTCTTCAGCAGATAATTTCTCTCCAGTCTCTTCTTCTCTCTTAATTTTAGTCTCTATATTATCTAGCTCTGTAAACTCGATAGGTTGTAATGTAATAAAGTATAAATCTTGGTGTATATCGTTAAACTCAAGTATCTCAGTTAATCCGTAAATAATACCATCTTGTAATGGTCTTATAATCACGTTATCCATAAGAACACTCGCTGTGCGTAATTCTTCGGCATTATTACCGAAACCTGTATTATCCTTAATACCTAATAATATAGGAGAAACAATTCCGTGTCCTAACATTATCTTCTCTCTTGCTTCGTCTGATAAGAATTGGTATTGAGCGTGAGCATCTGGTAAATGAATAGCTTCTATATCAGCTTTTGTTTCAGCAGACTCATTAAATGCAATAATCGCTTTACCTGTATTAGAACTACCAGAGAACTTTTGGTTTATCTTTTGTTCTATACTTGCTTGTGTTTCAGCATTTGGAACTCCATTGTTAAAGTTAACAAATAAGCTAGGTTGTAAACCATTCTGTATATTTGAAATATGATAGTTAGATACCTCAGATTCTAATTCTGCATATTGTAAACAAGCTTGGTAGTCTACAGTAGCATAGTAATAAAATCCACTTCTGTAAGGCTTAAATACATAAAGTTCGTTAACTTGACCTTTATTTCCATTTCCGAAAGTAGGTATTCTCTTAGGGTTATCTGAGCTTTTATATTTCTTCCAAGAAGGATGATAGTAGTATGCTTTTATTTGACCATCAGTAGCTTTCTCTGCTCTTAATGTTTCCATAGGGAAATGAGAAACCTTTAGTATCTTACTCTTAGCTTTATTGTAAGTAATTTGCATTGCTCCTTGACCTAAAAGCTTATAATCGTTTACAAGTCTCTTAACTTCTCTAGGTCTAAGTAATTGCTTCATTCTAACGTAGTCAGCAGGAAACAAATCTGAGTTAGTAGATTCTAAACCTCTACCATAAATCATATCAATAATACCATTAATACATCTACCATTAGTAGGGCTATCAACATACCTATCAATTAGATTATCAAAATAATCATTATTGAAACCAAAAGAAACCCATTCTTTATTGTGAACCTCTTCTATTGAAGGAGTTTGGTAAGAAGACATATTAACAACTCTAATACTATCTATATATTCTTTTTTATCTTTACTCATTATATTATGTATGTGTTATCATCTACTTTGTTGTAAGTCTTGTATATTGTACCGTTACCTATTTGATGCTTTTCTACTAACATTTCAGAAGCTGTTTGAGATGTTACATACACCTTGTCTCTATAGAACAATTTACCATTATTAAGAACCTCTAAATAATATGTAGAGTCTTCTTGTAGAATTGTTGGTAAGAACTTGATTTGAGTAAAATTAGTAGCACTAGTTACGTAAACACCTGTTATAGATTCTTCTTTACCATCACCATCTCTTCTTAGTTTTACAGAGTATTCACTGCTTAAAAATACCACCAAACAATCAGAGTCCTCAAATACACCATCATTAGACAGTACCCTATCTTTAAACTCATTATTATATTGAGTTCTAGGTGCTATTGTAATTGTTTTATATCCTGCTGTTGGTTGTAGTATTAACATAAAGAGATAACTAATAATTAATATTTTGTTTTAATTAATAAGAAAACCCCACCGAAAAGGCAGGGTTTAATAAAGTAATTAGTAATAATGATTAA